TGGCCTATTCCTACCATTGTTAAAGGCATTATTATCCTATTGGTGATATTGGGTGCTATACTTTGGTTTGTTAATGGACATAGTTTGGCTTTACGTTAACTATTGCAAATTAGTAGGATATTACTTATATTTGAATTGTAATTCGGAATTGCGCTCCGCATCAAAAACATTAAAACCCTATTTGGGGGAGACTGGCGCAATCGGTTGAACCCTTAATAGGTTTTTTTATTTTTATGGAACTTACACAAGAACTGGTACGGAATACATTTGATTACAAAGACGGAGTCCTTTATTGGAAAATAATAAGTAGTAATTACAAGAAAAATCCCGGTGATGAGGCGGGTTATTTTTCCACCAAAAGGCACGAGCGTAGGCGCAAAGTATATTTAAATAGCAAAGTGTTTATTGCTTCCCGAATAATTTTCCTATGGCATTACGGCTACTTACCTGAAAACGTCGACCATATAGATAGAAACTGCGGGAATGATAGGATTGAAAATTTGAGAGCAGCATCTCGCATTCAAAACGCTCAAAATAGAACATCCATGAGAAATTCTTCATCTCAATATTTGGGGGTTTACAAATTTAAATCTTCCAATAGCACATGCTGGAGAAGTCAAATTAGAATAGATGGTAAAAATGTTTATCTGGGGTTATTTAAAATAGAAGAAAAAGCAGCTCTCGCATATAATAGCGCTGCGGTTAAGTATCGTGGAGAATTTGCAAACTTAAATATAATTAAGCCGCTTGCTGCCCCGGCGCTTGCTGTTGTTGATTAACTGCTTCCGGTGATTGAGACTGTTGACTTTGTTGCTGTATTATATTTTGCGTCATTTGTAAATCATGTATTTCTAATGCGTCAGTAAGGGCTTCTATCTGTGCCTCTTGTTCTAAAACTTTGCCTTTTAACTGTTCGTTTATAGCTAATTGAACATAATCCGGAAGTGGTTGTCCGGTTTTTTGCTGCTCTAAAAGTGCAGCATTAATTAATTGTTGTATTAATAATTTATGGTCATTAATAGCTTCTTTTTCAATCTTAGCTGCATCTCTCTTATCTTTATCAATTTCTGCTTGTTGTTTTTGTTGCATTAAAGAATCAGCTTGGCTTTGGGTAGCCTGCTGTTGCTGCTGCGCTAACTGCATTTGCTGACGCTGTGCCATTTGGGTACGCTTTTTCTCCATGAAGGAAAGGTAACGTATGGCGTACTCAATGTTAAAGGCTGCGTACTTATTGACCATAAGAGCATCTTCTAACTGTAACTTACCTTGAGCCAATGCTACTTCTATCTGTTGATTGAGCCACATCCTGTCCTGCGTGGACATATTAACGCTTATCTTAGTCAGGTAGTTAGACCTTGTTAGTTCCTTGTTATACAGCAAGAAGTCGGCATTTTGCTTACCGAGCAACCTAATGTACATATCATTGGTTTCTGGGGTATTGAGTGCATCCCAAAAGAGTATCGCCGCTGCTTCGCAGGTGTCGGTCATCAGTGACACCCACCCGCCGTAGATGTGTGCTGTGGCCAAGTTTGAGGCTGCTTGTTGCCCTTGCATCACCCCTAACCCTATCCGTGGGTTGACCTGTGAGCCGTCCTTTACCTCGTTTATGCCTAAGTAGTCCCTAATACAATTCAGTTCAAAATTATATACCTCGATGTACTGTTTGAGTTTATCCCCCAACTCATTCATGTTTTGCTCAATAGGACTACGGTTGGCGTTGTCACCTGAAATCTTAGAAGATGAGTAGTAAACGTCACCTGTCTGCATCCATAGTTCCCTTAGTTTGAGTGGGCCGACTTTACCGATACCTTTACCCAAATCAAGTTCGGTAATGGCATCCAAGTCCATCTTCATACCGTTAGGCGGGGTTGAGGCTATAACGTTCTGCATCCTTAGTATCGCCAAATCCATCTGCACAATGCTTGAGCGCATCATTTCCATTGGAGAAGTAGGCAACATATCCCCGTTGTTGTTGAGCATGTAAAGCGAATAGGAGAACTTTACATCTTCAACATCTTCCCGGCTTCTTATCAGGTTTTCCATTTCGCCCCACGCAAGCATCGTGTCAGAGCCAATCATCCATGCGCCTTTATAGATGGTTGGTATTTGGAATTGAAAGGTCTTTTTATTGGGGTTGCTTCCGTCTGTTTTGCGGTTCAGATCAAAAATTGGGTTGTCGTTATTATCCTTTCCCTTGACGTAGTTGATAGTTTTCATTACTTTGTACTCATAGAACATTACATCTATGAGCCAACTGTCATAAGGTCGGGTGTAGGCTATTTCAAAGTCCTGAATAAAGTCGGTTAGTTGGTCGGGGTTGGCATAAAGTCCCCGGTTTTGGTAAGCCGCCCTGTACAAGTCTTTTTCAGGCGTATTCGGGTACATAGAGCGCACATCGGTAATCGAAAGCCTTTCTAAATGCCCTATGTAAGCTACGTTTCTAAAGTTCAGCGTGTTGGTTGTGCCGTAAACCATGTATTCCGGCCTTACTCTTTTTACCCTTATTCTTTTTCTCCCGTCAAAGTAAGTCTGTGTCGCACCTAACCCTGTGTCAACTAAGTCACCTGTCACTTCTTTTTTGATGGAGTTCCAGTCGTTGTTATAAAGAATGAAGTCTATACCCCATTCCATTAGCTGTTCTTCTTTTTCTTTAGGTTTTAGGTTGTCCCAAAGTTCCAGTTCTTCCTCGTTTTCGGGGATGAAGTCTTGTTTTTGCGCTAATTGTACCCCTGCGCTTTGCTGTATCTGCTGTAAGTAATCCCCATGCTCCATTTGAAAGGCCATTTCGGTCTTTTTCATGTCTTTGCGCTTCTGTATTTCAAGCGACAAACCCGTACAGTCCACGTTTTCCATACGGGACATGATGTCGTTGATTAGGATGTCACGAAACTTGGGGGCTATTGGCCTCGGGTGGAAGTCCAGGTTGAGGTAGGACACTTTTCCGTCTGTTCCTAATAGGTCAAGATACGTTTGAAATGGCTGTTTACCTGCTCCAAAAACACGATTTTCTGCGAATTGTTGGTTTCTTATGAAGTAGTAACTATTGCTCCCGAGAACAGATGTTTGATAGATAGCACTTCCTACTGCCCGACCTGTTTCGGGTTTATCCATTTCTTTTCGGGGCAACAAAGGACTCGGAAACTGTCCTCTGGTGTAAGTGCCATTATCAACCATCTTTTTATTTTGGATATAAATCTATATAACTTTTTGTAATAATGAAAATTTTTCGATATTATCTCCCGTAAGATGGTTTTCCATATTTCTCACGTAAATTATAAATTCTTACCACTTGTGCTTCGTTAACAGGGATAACGGGTCGCCTGTATTTGTCTTTACAGCCCATTAGTGCATAACCAAAAGCCATGCAACCATCAAACAGCGTTCGCTCATCTACGTTAAATTCAAACATATCTTCTATGATGCGTAAAAACCATAGCTTCTCGATATTATTATCTGCCCATTCAACCATTTCTGTTAAATGCTGCTCTCTACCCTCTTTATCTTGCGGGGCTATGCCGTAAACTTCCTGCCCATTGAGTTTAAGGTTTGTCTTAATCAGGTAGCCTAAAAGTTTATTGTCTTTTGCATAGTCAAACCAGTCCGTAGGCGCACGTTCAACAAGAGCTTTTATCCCGTAGTACTCTAAAGCCCAAAATAACTGTTGGTGGAAAAATAGTTTATTCTTTGGTCTACCCACTCCGAAAGCAACGGGCATACCACTTTCTTCGGGTTCGATAGCGTTGTACCTTTTATGAATGACTATTGCGGCATCAGAGCCTTTTTCGGCTGTCGCTTCGCTATTAGAAAACGTATCGACACCTGCCGCACCGTAGTCTGTGTTGTTCGGGGTTTTTTGCCCTCCCTGCCAAACCCATTTATTTGACTCATCCCTATCCAACGTTTCGAGGAAATACCAATAGAAGCCTTTAGGGTCGTCTACTTTACAGTCTCTTATCTCCACTCTGCCGCTTGCGTCATCTTTTTTGAATAATCCTATCCTGTATGGATTTGCTGCTTCTATACGGCTTAAAACACGCTCCTTTTGGTTATTTAAGTCTGTAGTATTGAAATGACATTGATTGTTTGCGCTATCGAATACTTCCTTTGGATTAAAGGGGAACATTCGTATTTCTTCCTGTAGCTTTTCGGGGTCGTTAGCTTTTAACTTTCGTTGTAGTTCGCAATAGGCTTTACAACCGATATATGGGTCAAGTGTGTTCGGGTCGTTCTTTAACCATTCCGTTTGTTCAGGTGTCGGTGTGTCCCAAACTGAATTACCATATTTATCAATCCATCCGCCCTCACGGCCACCCATGTAACCCGGCATAAATAAGCGAAATAATTTATTGTTAGTCTGCCCCAAATCATCTGTTTTAAGCTGACTTGAGTTATCCCAAACTATCTTATACCTCGTTCCGCCCTTGTCGCCCCTGTTAACAGTCGTAATGGCTATAATCCTTCCAATGTTCCTTCCAGCAATGATTATATTCAATGCAATCTCTAAATACTCATCGCAATTTACGTCTTCCCATTTGGAAATTTCATCCAGAAGCAAACACCATAAGCCGTCACCGTCAAATACGTTTAGCCCCGGCGCTCTCCATTCTATCTTATTATTTAGTCCCTCTTTCTCTGCACCTGTTTGGCTTTCCTTTGTAACCTTGCCTGACTGTTTAACTATGTGCATGGTCTTTACAGGCAAATCATTACCGCTAAGACGAGGCTTTAAAAAGTTAGGCAATTTAGAATAGCCATTGACAAGCATTAGCTTGAAAATTTTCTCGGCATCGACGGCTGATTTAGATGTTATGCCCTGTTCTGTATTTTGCTTAATAAGACCAAATTGAAGCATAATAGACATGCACATGGTGGAAACGCCTTTTCGTCGTCCCTTCATCGTATTGCCACCCCTGCATTTGGGGTTGGCATAAACCAATTCAACAAAACGAAAGAACAATAGTGACGTATCCCGGTATTCAGGATATACGCCTTCCTTCGTAACAAACCAAGCATGGTAAAAATAAGCGAATAGATTAAGGAACGTGGGTACGCCATTAATCATTATCCATTCGCCATTAAGGATTCGGTTTATTTCTTCATAGTACCATTCAATTTGACCCGGTTCGGGTTCTTCCCACCAAACAGAGCCGTTTTTGGGGTTATCATTCCAATTGAATTTTAGATAGGTGGTGTCCCTGTACCAAACTTGGTCTTCTTTAGGTAAGTGACTGCCTCGAATTGATTCTATAGGTGGGATTTCGGGCGTTTTATAAATAAGCCCTTCATAAATATCAAATTCTTGGATTGCCATTCCTTTTTACCTCGGTTATAACGTGTTCAAACGGGTTTCCTCCCGGTTTTACACCTATTTTGCCTTTTTCTTGGGCTTGTGGCTTGTTATTTTTGTTAACAGCCATTATTTTACTTCCGAAGTTAGTAAAAACATCCATTAATTGGTCAAAAGTTTTGTCTTTTGGGCTTCCCTTAAGGATTGACAGGTGGTTGATGTACTCTACGCCCTCATCGGTTTCTTTCATTTCAATACCAGTACCATCGCATAGCTTGTAAATGTCACCTGCTAAGATATGGGTAGCGTATTGAAGTGCTAACGAAAGCTCGTCAACGCC